CTAGTAACAGAAGCTTATGGCACGGTCCTCCCTCAGAGGCGTGTGCCAGAAGAGTATGAAAAATAGTCGTTTAACCTGACATTTTCGTGCTGAAAGGACAGAATATAAACAACGTTTGGTCATATGTGTTATTAATTCGGACAACGACCCCTAGGATGTAAGGAAGCAAAAATGGAAACAGCAGAAGTAAACGCCGAGGCCTTTGCGGTCGAAGCAGGAGTAGTTCCAGTTGTAGCGCAGTCGTCAGACAACACTGTTGTCGCTGACGCACCTACTACTAAGGCAACTTCCAAGTTTTATACGGAAGATGACTTGGCAAAAGTTCGTAGCCAAGAAAAAGAAAAACTCTATCCTCAAATTGATAAGTTAAAGGAAGAACTAGACACTATTAAGAAAGAACGTGAAGCAGAGATTGCTGCACGTGCTGCTGAAGCAGAAGCAAAAGCAAAAGCTCAGCAAGAAGCTCTTGAAAGTGACATGGATGTTCGTTCTTTGCTTAAGCAAAAAGAAGCAGAGTGGCAGGAGCAGTTGGAGCGTGAGCGCCAAGAGCGCGAACGAGCCTTTGCTCTTCTGGAACGCGAAAAGTCTTTTGCTGATTTACAGAGCTACCGTACACAACGTGTAGAAGCAGAACGTGATAACATTATTCCTGAATTACTTGACCTAATTAGCGGGAATACCCGTGAAGAATTAGATTCAAGTATTGAAGGTTTAAGAGAACGTTCTGCAAAAATTCTTGAATCGGCGCAATCTGCTATGCAGAACGCTAGAAAAGAAATGACGGGGACACGGGTAACCACGCCCCCAGCTGGACCACTGGAAACTAATATGGAGCAACGTAACTTTACGGCTGAGGATATCTCAACCATGTCGATGAACGATTACGCAAAATATAGAAGCAAGCTATTGAGTCCAAAAGCTCAAGGCAAGTCTTCGGGGCTGTTCGGTTAATCCCACCAAAACCCAAATTCAACTAAGGAGTCATAGCTAAATGGCATCAGGTATTACAGGTACAGGCAATCTTGCCGCAGCACCTACAGCGTACTCAGGTACAAATACACAGCTGACTCAGGCGATTCAGACAATTTGGTCTAAGGAAATTCTTTTCCAGGCCATGCCAATCTTGCGCTTTGAGCAGTTTGCAGTAAAGAAGACTGAACTAGGAGTTGCTCCTGGTCTTCAGATTAACTTCATGCGTTACAACAACCTCGGCTTCGCGGGTTCACTCGTAGAAGGCGTTCGTATGCAGACTAACGCACTAACAGCACAGCAGTTCTCAATCACAGTATCAGAGCATGGTTATGCTCTTGCTGTTTCAGAGCTATTGCTTAATGCTTCATTCGATGACGTAATGGCTTCAGCCTCACGTCTTCTTGGTCGTAACATGGCTATCTATCTAGACCAGCTATCACGCGACACACTATACGCAGCAACTTCAACCATTTATGGTGAAGACCGCTCATCACTCACAGCAGTTAACAACTGGTACGCAGATGGTACAACCGCTGCTAACCGCGCTGCTATGACAGGTACCTACTACTTGACACCTCATACAGTCAAGGATGCAGTAGAGACCCTAAGCACAAAGAACATCCCACGTCTTGGCGAAACCTACGTGGCATTTGTTCACCCACACCAGAGCCGTAAGCTTCGTGACAATCCAGAATTCATTGAAGTCACAAAGTACGCAGCTCCAGGTAACTTCATGCTTGGTGAAATCGGTCGTCTATACGACTGCGTATTCATTGAAACAACTCAGGTTCTTAAGGTTGCTGGCGGTGCTGGTACTTCTTACACCACAGATACAGCTGTTGCTAACCCAACAGTAATCGCTGGTGGAGGTTACACAACCCCTGCAACAAAGACAGGTAACGGTGGTTCAGACCGCTATGCAGCTATCTTCATTGGAGATAACGCATTCGGACATGCAATCTCACTTCCTGTTGAACTACGCGATGGCGGTATCTTGGACTTCGGTCGTGAGCACGCTCTTGCTTGGTACTCAATCTTCGGTCTTGGTCTAATCACTGACCAGTCTGTAATCATTGCAGAAACCAACTAATTAGTTTGACCCGCTGAGGGGGTGGAGATAAAAATCCACCCCCAAAGCACCAATTAACAGACATTCAATCGGAGGATACAAATGGCAAGTAAAGCAAAACCAACAGACGTCACAGGACGTGCTCGTGAAGCTCAGATTGCAGACAATCTAGAAGCTCTTCAAGAACGTGCTAGCGAAATGTCTATGGCAACCGCAGCCGCACAGATTAAGCTTGAAACAGAAGTAATTGATGCAACACAGCCAAATCGCGCAACTGTCATCGTAGATGAACCAACAGTTGTAGGTTCAGCAGATGAGGACAAAGTTCTTATCCGTGTTGTAGAGGACATTGAACAAATGACTCTAGGCGCAGGAAATTATTTTAGTTTTAAAGCTGGACAAAAGTACAAGGTATCTCGTCAAGTTGCTCAGCATCTTGAAGAAAAAGGCTATTTAGCTGGAGTTATCTAAGCTTTTATATTTGGCGTAGCGGCGGGCACACTGATGCCCGCTTCTTCGTTTATACAGAATTTATTACTAATTACTGACACTATGTATTAGCTAGTGTGAGGGGTGGATTAAATGGCTTTGATGGCAGATTTGGTCTCTCGAGTACGACTAGAACTCGGTGACATGCCTAAGATGTTTACTTTCACCGTAACTGGTGATGGCTCCACTAAAGATTTTTATTTAAAAGAAAAGCCTATTGACCCATACACACTTTATGTGTCTATTAATAATGCC